CTGGATATGTGGAGGCAACAGACAGCATCGGACGAATGGGTTGAAGCCTTTTGCTCACTGGTCTTGAAATGGAAACCTATCGCATGGGCAGAGGAAACCGGGCAGATCAAATCAGGTGTCGGGCCATTCCTGTTCAAGCGGATGCTCGAAACCAAGGCCATGGTACACAGGGAGCAATTCCCGACACGAGGCGACAAGGCAATCAGGGCGCAATCAATCCGTGGGCGAATGGCTATGGTTGGCCTGCATATCCAACGGGATGCGCCATTCAGGACTGACCTTATCAGCGAAATGATGAGCTTTCCCGTCGGTGTACATGATGACCAAGTGGACGCATTGGGCCTGGCCGGCCAGTTGATTGACAAAATGATGGCAGGGCGTGTGCCTGCAAAAGACAAGCCGCAGTTAAGGCCAAATGACAGATATTCAAGGCAAGAAGGCGGAGATTCATGGCGGGTAGCGTAGTGATCTATTAAAATTTACCGCCGCCGCCGCCGCCACCACCACCAAGACTTTCAACTGATAGGTCGCCGTTCTCATAATATCTTGCGGTTACGAGAACTCCATCATCGCTCATTTTTGATGTTTCAATATACCTTCCGTTTTCGTCGGTGCCGCCAACGCCAGACATTCCATAGTAAGGAATACTCTGACGGCGCTGCCATTCGGCATCATCAAGACATTCGATGATGACTTTCCCTTTTCCGTAGTCTTTTGATTTGTTTTCCATGACTAAAGGTTAGCACATAAAATGCCGCAAGCCAATATCGTGCAACTCCAGGACTATCGGCAGCAGGCGGCACCAGCCCCGCCAGCGCCACAGGTCGAACTATGCCCGCTTGAAACCCGCAAGAAATGGTTCCAGGAAAGCCAGGACTTGTCAGAACGCGCCCGCAAGGCTTCTGAACAGGATCGTGATTACCGCGACCACAAGCAATGGACAGCTTATGAGCTGAATACGCTGCGCAAGCGTGGCCAGCCGCCAATCGTGATCAACCGGATAGCGCGTAAGGTTGATACCATCATTGGCTTGTCCGAACGCTCGGCAAGCGATCCCAAGGGCTATCCGCGCACCCCTGCCGATGAGGAATCGGCTGAAGTCTGCACCGACACTCTGCGCTTTGTCTGTGACCAAAACCGCTATACCCGCACCAAAAGCCAGATGCTTGAAAACATCATCGTTGAGGGCACGGGCGGCGCTGAAGTGATTGTCGAGGAGCGCAATGGCCAGGTTGATGTGGTTGTGAACCGCCTGCGCTGGGAAGAACAGTTTGCAGACCCTTACTCACGCGAGAATGATTTCAGCGATGCAAGATACAAGGGTATTGCGAAATGGATGAACATTGATGATGTTGGCGCTCTCTGGGGCGACGAAGCCAGGGAAATAGCCGAGAAGTCGCTAGGCGGCGCTTCAATGACATCAGGCTCTTTTGATGACAGGCCGAAAGCCATGTCAGCCATGACCGATACACGGGGCAAGCGCGTGGTTGTGGTGGATATGTATTGCCAATACGGAGGGGACTGGCACCGTTACGTATTCTGTGTCGGCGGTGATCTGTTGCCGGGTGGCCTCAGTCCCTACAATGACGAATACGGCAAGCCTTACTGCCCGATTGAAATGTCATCGCTCTATGTGGACAGGGATAACCAGCGTTATGGCCTCGTTCGCGGTATGCTGGGGCCACAGGATGAAATCAATTACCGCCGTTCAAAGCTGCTTCACCTCACCAGCACACGGCAGACCTATGCCAACGCTGTAGCAGGACAGGGCATTGACGTTGACAAGATCAAAAGCGAGATGTCCAGACCCGATGGGCACTTGAGTTTCCCAGTAGGCAAGTTCGGTGAGGACTTCGGCATTATCCCTACTGGCGACATGGCGACAGGCCAGGCCGAATTGCTGCAGGAAGCCAAGCAGGAAATCGAAATGTATGGCCCGAATAACTCGCTTCAGGGCCGTGGCAGTGATCAGCAGAGCGGAAAGGCATGGCAAGCCCAGCAACAGGCGGGCCTTGCTGAAATCGCCGTGCTGTTCAGTGCTTCCAATGACCTTGATTTGCGGATTTATCGCCAGATATGGGCGCGGGTGAAACAGTTCTGGACCGAGGAACGGTTTATTCGCGTCACCGATGATGAAAACTCTTTCAAGTTCCTGACCGTGAATGAGCCTGTGAAAGATGAAATGGGCCAGCCGGTGATTGACCCGATGACGGGGCAACCAGCAGTCAAAAACCGTCCGTCCGAAATGGACATTGATATTATCATTGACACTTCGCCCGATTACATCAATTCGCAGCAGGAAACATTGGAAATTCTCACTAAGCTGCATGAAAATGGAATGGAAATCCCCTTTGAAGCCATTATTCTAAATTCCCCCATGCGCAATAAAAAGCAGATACTCGACATGATCAAGCAGAAGTCACAAGGCCCGAAAGACCCTGTACTTGAGATGGCGAAACAGGCTGAAGCCGCCCAGCTTGCCGCCAATGTGGACAAGACGGTTTCCGAAACTGAGGAAAACAAGGCGCAGACGGCACAGATTATTTCCGAAATTCACGGCGCTGCGATTGATGCGACGCAAAAGATTGACCAGAACGCCTTCGAGCATCTCGACAGGCTGCATGGCAGGCAGGACGCAGCCCATTCACAGGACATGGACAGGCAGAATTTGAAATCGAAGGAGAATAGCAATGGAAGACAAAACTAAACTGCACAAAGGCGTCGGCCAGATCAAGGAAGGCATGGGCAAGATTTCGGAAGGCGTCGGGAACATTGTTGAAACCAAGGTTGACCCAAAGCCTGCAGTCAAGCCTAGTTTGCCGCCTTCAGGGTTCACGCAGAAAGCGCCGCCGCCAGCAGCATGGCAGGCTAAGGATGGTCCAGCGCCGGAAGTCAAAGCCGTTGAACCCGTTTTGCCCAGCAAAGCCGCTGCTTTTCCTGGTGCTACGTTTGATGTGGACCAGACGCCACCGCCGCCTGTTGAGAAGGCTGCTCCTCCTCCCAAGCCAGTGCCAAACGCTCCCAATGTCAAGAAGGCTGAAGGCATAACCTATATCGGCAAGTACAAGAAATTCCATGCTGAGTTCAAGACAGGCGGACGCACTATCAATGTTGGCCTGTTTGATACGGAAAAAGAAGCCACAAAGGCGCTCAACAGGGAAAAAGCTGAATATAATTTGTAATTGACGAATTGTGACGCGGCGGCTTGATCCGTAAGTAGTGGAACTCGCTCGAAGCGTGGCCCCAGAGAGTGAGTGATAGGGTGAAAAAGCCAATGGCACACGGCCTATCCTTAAGCCTCGTACACGAACAGATTCGGGGACTGCCCGTCACAACCTAATTCCAGTTTGTTCCGCAAGGGACTTTGGCGTCTGACAGCCAGCCTCACAGGCCGTCTTTAGGCTTTGTTGCCCTGCCTCAAACGGGCTTCTCCGGGTGATTCCCAACAATCAAAGGTGCCATTATGACTGACGATAAATTGAGTTTTCTCAATGAAAAACCGGCTGACGAAACAGAAGTTAAAGAGAATGTCGATACGACATCATCCCAAACCCAAAGTGAAACGCCAGCCGCGCCCCAGCAAGAAGCTGAACCCGCCCCGGTAACGGAGCAGCAACAGCCTCAGCAAAGGGAAGATTACAACCCGCTGCTTCCCAAGTATCTCGACACTTACAACAAGTTACGGGATGCCGAAAGGAAGCTGCAAGAGCTTCAGGAAGCCTCAAAGGAAAAGGCCGCAGCGCCCGATCCATTGCTTGATCCTGAAGGCTACGCGGCAAACCAGCAGCGGATTTTCGATGAGAAACTCTGGGATGAGCGGGCAATCATGTCCGAAATCTCAGCCAAACGCTATTACGGGCCTGAAGTCGTCAAAGCGGCTTTCGAGGCCCTGCAGCAACAGGCAGACCCATTGGTTGGAATGCGCATTAGACGCGCTGCCGATCCATGGGAAGAAATCGTCAGATGGCACCAGACACAGCTATTGCTTTCCGAAGTGGGGGAAGACCCCAACGCTTACAGGCAGCGGATAATTGCGGAATGGCAGGCTGAACAGGCAGCCGCACAGAACCAGGGCCAACCGCCTCCTGTGCAAAACACACCAGCAGCACCCCAAATTCCCGCCTCATCCCTCAGCCGCGCTCCAGCCAGTAAAAAGCCAAGCGACGTTGCGACAGAGCCGGGGCAGGCATTTGACGGAGTGTTTGCGCGATAAAGGATAACGGCCATGGCCGAAACTACCCTCTTAACCGCAAGCGAAAAACAGGTTTGGATTTCCAAATATTTCGCAGAATATGTCCGTGCTTCCGGCTTCAAGCCGTACATGAGCGCCGACCCCGAAAGCATCATCAACGTCAAGTATGAGCTTCAGAACGAAGCCGGCAAGACCATCAATATCCCGCTGATTACCCGTTTGAAAAACAACGGTGTCACCGGTTCCGGTATCTTGCAGGGCAATGAAGAACAGCTCGGCAACTTCAACTGCGCTGTAACCGTTGACTGGCGTCGTAATGGCGTTGTCGTGCCAAAATCTACCTCGTTCAAAACCGAGATGGATTTGCTCCAGGCAGCCCGAACCATGCTGAAAGTCTGGGAGTCTGAAAAACTCCGTGACGATATTATTTCAGCCATGCTCTCGGTTGAGCTTGGCGTTGCATGGTCAGGTTCCAACGCAACCGCGCGTAACCTGTGGTTGACTTCAAATTCAGACCGTACCCTGTTTGGTGCTGCCATTGCCAACGCCTCGTCAGGCGTCATGACAACGGCGCTTGCCACACTGGACACCACGGCTGACAAGCTGACCACAACGCTCGGCTCATTTGCCAAGCGTCTTGCAAAGGCCGCCGATCCGCATATTCGTCCATTCCGGACGGACGGCGGGCGCGAATATTTTGTGATGTTCTGCGGTGCCCGTGCTTTCCGTGATTTGAAGCTCGACACCGTGATGATCAACGATAACCGCGATGCCCGCGCCCGTGAAGGCAAAGGCATGGAAGAAAATCCGCTCTTTCAGGATGGTGATCTGCAATATGATGGCGTCATTTACCGGGAAGTTCCGGAAATCGACGCCTATTGCACGGCGCAGGGTGGTTTGGACGGTGCCGGTTCCTCAACCGATGCACGGCCATGCTTCCTCTGTGGTGCGCAAGCCCTTGCAGTTGCATGGGGGCAGGAACCAACGCCACGCACTGACCGGCTGAACGATTATGAGTTCCGGCCCGGTGTGGCGATTGAGGAACTACTTGGCGTTCGCAAGCTGTTCTATGCCGATGGCGCCGCTGGCGTCACCAAGCAGCATGGCATGGTGACTTTGTGGGTAGCTGCGGCTGCTGACGCTTAATCCATTTGGGGTGGGCTTTGGCTCACCCCTTCCCCATTCACAAGTAAGGATTTTCAATCATGGCTACAACTTTCACTAACCCGGCACTGGGAGCGCCCGCTACCTCTCCCCGTGATGGCGGGGCGACTGTCACGCAATATGCCGAACTGGCATTGACCGTGGCGCCCGTCATCAACGATGTTTATCAGATGATCAAAGTACCCGCAGGGGCGCGTATCATCGGCTGGACATTGGGCGCCGATGACCTTGATACAGGCACGGCAATTACCCTCTCGCTTGGCGATGGTTCTTCAACCGCCCGCTATGTCTCGGCAAGCACCATTGCCCAGACAGGTGCGGCCCCGGTGAATGCCCTGCTCAAGACGGGCTACGGCTTTGCCTACACGGCTGAGGATACTATCGACATTCTCTGCGCTGCGGCTCCCACCACGTTTGCAGCGGGTTCCATCCGCTGTTCCGTGACTTACATTGCGGCTTAACCATAATGGGCGGGCCTGAGAGTCCGTCCATTCCTCATTGAAAGGTAAATTCCCATGGCAACGACTTTCGTCAATCCCGCAATTGTAAATGCGCCCACTCCAACACCACGCGATGCGGGCCAACTCATGGAACAGTATGCAGAACTTGCGCTTACTGTAGCGCCAGTGATCAATGACGTTTACCAGATGATCAAGGTTCCTGCCGGTGCCAGGATTATCGGCTGGACGCTTGGCTCGGATGACATTGATTCCAACGGCTCGCCTGCTGTGACACTTTCATTGGGCGATGGCGGATCAACGGCCCGTTATGTCTCAGCCTCGACAATCGGGCAGACAGGAGCCGCACCCGTCAATGCGTTGCTGAAAACCGGCTATGGCTACGTCTATACGGCGGATGACACGATTGATATTCTGTGCGCTGCAGCACCAGCAACTTTTGCTGCCGGCTCAATCCGCTGCTCAGTCAAATATATCGTGTAAGCCATGGCAACTGAAACTGAACTTGTCTCACAGGTCATGTCAGAACTTGGCCTGCTTGCGGCTGAACAGGCGCCAACTGCTGCTGAGGCGCAGGACATATTGACCCGCTACTATCAGCAATTGCTCATGCTCACTGATGAGGATTACGCCGACTGGACGCAGGGGCCGAATGTCTCAACTGACGTTATCCCAGACGCGGCAATGCCCGGAATTGTGCAGATCATAGCCTATGAATCTGCCCCGATGTTCGGGTTATCCAAAGCCTCACTGGTTGATGTGCAGGGCAGGACATGGCGTGAACTGGGGGAAATCGCCTTGCGCCGCTATATGCGGAAGAAGCCCAGCTATGAACCTGTAATTGCGGTTTATTTCTGATGGCAAGGATTCCCGTGCCCATGGGGCCTACAACCGACAAGGCAAAAAGCAGGCAGGGCGGCGGCTCGACACTGATCAACTGCTATGCCGAAAAGACCGAAGGTGGAAAGTCTGAATATTCCATCAATACCGATCCGGGCCTCATAGACTTTTCCGAAATGTCAGCGCCTTTGCGAGGCATGTGGGTTCTGGATAATAACTTCTATGTGCTGTCTGGTGAAAATCTTTATTCCCTGAGTGCAACCGGCATTCAGACGCTTCGTGGCACGATACTGGGTTCATCTCCGGTCATCTGGTCAACCAACCGCAAGGCGCCCAACAACCAGGTGACGATTACCGCAGATACCAAGAATTACTATATCGAAAACAATGTCGTGACCGAAATCACTGACCCGGACTTGCCGGCCGGGGTTCATTCAAACTGCTACCTGAATGGCATGACGGTTTATGGCCTCAATGACGGAAGGTTATTCTATTCCGACAACAACCTCACGCAAAGCATTGACGCGCTGCATTTCACCGAAGCCGAACGCTCGGCAGACAAGGGCATGAGGGTATTCACCAACGGCGATGAAATCTGGTATTTTGGCGAGCATTCGCTTGAAATCTTCCATGATACGGGCGACCAGACATTGCGCCTTGAGCCGCAGCAGAACCTTTCACAAGGCGAAGGTGCAGGCACCATTGCAAAGCACAGCATCGCAATCGTTGACAGTTCGGTTTTCTGGGTGAGCGATGCACAGATTGTCGTGCGGGGTGCGCCATATTTTCCGCAACGGGTTTCAAACCATGACGTTGAACGCGACATAGATCTGGCAACGCTCGCTGGCCTCAACAATGAAATCATCGCTTTCCCATGGACGCAGGAAGGCCACCAGTTTTTGCATCTGCGTTGCCCTCTCTGGTGCTGGGTTTATGACACCGCGACAAGCACATGGCACAAGAAGGAAAACCATGACGGGGCTTCATGGCGAAATGCCTTCTATGCCTTTGCCTTCAACAAGCATTTGGTGGGCGATTACACAAGCGGCAAGGTTTATGAATACAGCCCTTCAGCCAGGGATGAGGCAGGCGATCCGCTCACGACAAAGATCATTTCAAGCATTATCCATGATTTCCCGAACGGGCTGATTTGCGATGCGCTTTATATCGACATGCAGACAGGTGTCGGCACTTTGCTGCCTCCAGACCATTCGCAAAACCCCTTGCTGTTGCTGAGGGTAAGCCGTGATGGCGGCATGACCTACGGCACGGAATACCAGCAAAGCATGGGCGCCCAAGGCAAATGGAAAACCAATATCCGCTATAACCGTCTGGGCTATACGCGGGGCGCTGGGCTTACCTTTGAACTGCGCTCGCCAGAACCGGTGGAACGGGCAGTATTCCAGGCATTTGCCGATGTGCGCGGATTGGCGGCTTGAGTGTTAGATGGATACCCTTTCAAACTATACGCCAAGTCTTAGCGAAAGGCTGACATCGTTTCTTGCGCGTAACTGGTATGGCGATACAAGAGAAGGCTACCGCTCGGCAAACAGGCTAATGGATATTGCCGGAATGACCCCTGTCGGAACAGCAACCGGGATGTATGACGCGGGGCGGAGTTTAGGAGAAGGAAACTACGGGGCAGCAGCCCTTGGCGCTGTTCTGGCTGGCTTGCCCATTCCCGGTGCTATCAAGAAAGAAGCCAAGGCTGGCATTCGTGCCTTCCATGGCTCACCCCACAGTTTTGAGAAATTCGACATCAGCAAGATTGGTTCTGGCGAAGGTGCGCAGGCTTACGGGCATGGGCTGTATTTTGCTGATGCCGAAGGAACGGCCAAGGCTTACCGCGATAAGGTCAAAGATATGGGCGCTGTCGCCAAGGTCAATGCCCGACTTAGTGAACTGGCCCGCATTATGCACGCAGACGAAGCGGGCGGATATAGAAATTTCAAGACTGATAATGGCCGAAAGGCTGCGGCGGAATATGACGCGCTGATGGAGCAACGCAGCGCAATCAGCAACGCTCCGGGCCACATGTACGAAGTCAACATAGACGCAGACCCTAATCAGTTCCTTGACTGGGATAAGCCGTTAAGTGAACAGCCGGAGAAATTCAGGACGTTTGCCGACAAAGCCTTGGCGAACGATCCGGTTTACCAACAATGGAAGGTAAACGGCGTTATTGATAATGTTGGCGCGGGTTATCTTTACGACAGATTGACGGGTCCGAAAGGTATGACGCGTGGCAATCAGTCTGGGCGTGAAGCGGCTTCAAACTATCTCAAAGACGAGGGCATTCCCGGCATTAAATACCTTGACGCTGGCTCACGCACCAAGGGCGATGGTTCCCGAAACTATGTCGTATTCGATGACAAGCTGGTGAGCATAGTTCGCAAGTATGGAATTGCGGGAGTTTCAGCAATGCTTGGCTTTGACATTTTGGCCAATATGGAGCCAGCGCAAGCCGCACAATTAAAAAGTCTGGAAAATCAATAATGGCAAACCTTCAAGTCCCGCGTGGCGAAAACGTACTTGATGCGAACGGCACGTTCCAGCCCTACTGGACGGCGCTGTTTACGATACTGGTGAAGCGTTTCAATGCGGCCAACGCGGTGGTGCCGGTGGCCGCACCCGATGCTGCAGCAGCTCCAGGCGCCTATAATCAGGCACATATCCAGACAATCGTTGCGGAATTGAATGAAGCAAAGGCGCAAATCAACGCCTTGCTTGCGGCATTAGGGTGAGACAATGGGTATTCTAAGCACGATATT